GTAACAGCTAATGATGCCTGGCATTATGAAAAGGGATATATGAGCTTAACCAAGCACCAGTCATTCATCTGGGATCGCGAGAAGGGCCTAAGAAATATACTGGTAACCACTATTTTGTAGGCTTTGAAATTTGAAAGCCTATTTTTTAATGATAGAAAGAGTAATAAGCTAGCCGGGATAACTCAATTGGCAGAGTAGGGCTTTTGTAATGCTCAAGTTGCCGGTTCAAGTCCGGCTCCTGGCTCCAACTGTGATACAAAACAACATTTAGACGATATAAGGTAGGTGATTGAAGTGGTAAAGGACAAAGAAAAATCAAGAACTATACCAGATACAGTCAAATATAAAGCTGCTGAAATGCTTGCTGATCCAACTATTAAAACAAAAAAAGAAATACACGAGTCTTTGCCAATATCCGAAGCCACCTTGTATTCTTGGTTGAAAGAGCAAGAGTTTATAGATATGGTTAACAATAAAGTTGATAAATATACCGATAGAGAGTTGCCCGAGGTTTGGTCGGCACTAGTGAAAGAAGCAAAATCAGGAAACACAAACGCTATTAAGCTATACTTTGAGATGAAGAATAAGTATAAAGACAGGAAAGAACTATCCGGGCCTGATGGTGGTGCTATACAAGTTGATGCAAAAAGCGAACTTAAAAAAGCAATTGATAGGATTGCCCGAAACCAAGAGAAATAAGATTATATCAGAATTAGATGATAGGATAGCATTAGAATTGTTGCACGATTGGGATTTCTGGGCAAGAGATAAACAACTACCTCCCGATACCGATTGGTATGTTTGGTTAATGCTAGCCGGCAGGGGTTTCGGGAAAACCAGAGCAGGAGCTGAGCAGGTGCGGAGATGGGTTAATCAGGGAGTCAAGAGAATGGCACTAGTAGCAGAAACTCCCGGTGATGCCAGAGATGTAATGATAGAAGGAGAAGCGGGGCTTCTTAATATATATCCTCCTAATGAGGGGCCTAATTATGAACCATCTAAAAGAAGGTTGACTTGGCCGAATGGTGCTACTGCTACTGTGTATTCAGGTGCCAACCCTGACCAACTGAGAGGACCTGAACACGAGAAGGCCTGGTGTGATGAATTAGCAGCTTGGGATTATCCACAGCAAACTTGGGACAACCTGCAAATGGGGTTAAGGCTTGGAAGTAATCCACAGGTAGTAGTAACAACAACACCTAGACCGATACCACTAATCAAGGGGTTAGTTAATCAGAACAATGTAGAGGTCGTGCAGGGTTCAACTTATGAGAATAGGGCTAACCTGCCAAAAACATTTTTTGAGAAAATAATTAACAGATATGAAGGTACAAGGGTAGGGAAACAAGAATTATATGCGGAACTATTAACGGATAATCCGGGTGCATTGTGGTCTTATGATTTGTTCAGATATAAAGAGGATGTACCCGATTTAAATAGAATTGTAGTAGCTATTGATCCAGCTGTAACATCTAATAGTGAGTCAGATGAAACAGGTATTATAGTAGCTGGCAAAGATAAAGCAGGACTGGCTTATATACTGGATGACTTCACTTGCAGAAAGTCACCTAATGAATGGACACAGATAGCTATAAGAGCCTACGATAAGTATGATGCAGATGCTATAGTAGCAGAGGTTAATCAAGGTGGGGATATGGTGGAGAGTATAATGCGTTCACAGGTAAAGAATATATCATATAAACAGGTTAGAGCCACGAGAGGTAAGGAGATAAGGGCTCAACCTGTATCTATGTTATATGAGCAAGGTAAGGTATATCACAAGAAAAATTTTAAGGTGTTGGAAGATCAGTTATGCAGTTGGTCGCCGGAGGATAAGGATAGCCCAGATAGATTAGATGCTTTAGTATGGGCGTTGACTGATTTGATGTTGAAAAACAAGTTTGAACTACTAATTTAGGCGGGGTAAATATGGGAATTAGATCATGGTTAGCACAAAAAATATCACCTGATCAAGAAGGGGGGAGAGTGACACAGTTTCCTCCGTGGAAATCCTCTTTTCCATCATTTCGGGAGTGGAGTACAGAGAAAGCAATTAACGAGGGGTTAAAAGAGTCAGTATGGATATATACATGTGTCAGGAAAATATCGGAGGCAGTATCCAGTATCCCATGGTATGTTCAGGAGAGGTCGGGGGATGAGTGGGAGCGTGATGAGAACCATCCGGTGGAGAAATTGCTTCGGAATCCAAATCCTAATCCTTTAATAACGGGGACTAATCTTTTGAAACTGGAGGTTAATCATCGGCATCTGGGCGGCAACGCTATCTGGCATAAGAACATACAGGGTGGTGCGCCGGTGGAATTGTGGCCGATTAAGCCGGACAGGATACATCCTAGAGCCAATCAAGACGGGACTATACAGGATTATGAATACCGGCCGGAGGGCAGTGCTGAGCGTATTATACTTCCGTTGGAGGAGATCATACATTTCCAGTTTGTCAATCCAAGTGATTTTTTGTGGGGCATGTCACCTTTACAGGCAGCGGCACGAGTTATTGATACTGATACCGAGGCTATCAAGCATAACAAGAAAATACTAGAAAACAGTGCAGTGTCTAGCGGCATCTTATCTTATGAACATGACCTGAAGCGTGAACAGTGGGAACGAGCTAAAGAAAGAGTGGCTGAGCAGGCACAAGATCCGGGCCAGCCGTGGGTATTAGGTAACAGCGTCAAGTGGGATGCCCTGACTATGTCAGCCGAGGACTTGCAGATATTGCAGCAGCGGCAGTTTTCAATGTATGAGATACATGCGGCATTTGATGTTGATCCTCTATTAACAGGTGCACCTGATACCGGAGGACGCCAGAACAAGACTGAGGCCAAAAGAGAGTTTTGGCAGGACAACATTATACCTTATATGGAAAGCCTGAAAGAAGGGCTTGAGAATAATTTGTTAGTACACTGGGATAACTCTCACTCCACATCCGAAGGTGAACACCAGTTGAGATTAGAATATGATATTGGAGATATCCCGGCCTTGAGAGAGGATTATACGGAAAAGGTTGAAAATGCTCAGCGGTTATACAATATGGGCATACCTGTTAATCAGATTAATGAGCGACTTGAACTAGGATTTGAGGATATACCTGGTGGCGATACACCACAGCAAATGCAAATGGCCGGGAATGAACCTTCCCAAACTAAGTATGATGAGGCCTTCAAAGAGATGCGCTGGAAAGACATTGAGGAAGATAGGCTGGAGTGGGAAGATAGAGTTGTAGAGGATATAGAGGAAATGTTTGCTGATGAGGCTGAGGTGGTAGTTGAGGCCATAGAAAGCACCACAGATGTAGAGGCTGTGACTGATGCTATAGCTGGTAGAGTAGATAACTGGCAGGTGCTTATTGAGGCCATGATGATACCAGCTATTGAGTATTTTGGCACGGAGGAACTGGAGAGAATACTGGAAAAAGGCAAAAGTGTGGGGCCGGGGAGCATCAAAGATTTTGACGCATATAATATTCGGATGCAGAACTGGCTGGAGGAACACACGGTTGAGCAAGCTAAATTGGTAACAGAAACCAGCCGAGCAAAAATTACCAAGTTGTTTCAGGAAGCTCAGCGGGAAGGTTGGGGGCAGGACAAGATAGGCCGTGAGATACGCAACACATACGGCGTGTGGACTGAGGAGGCTCCGGGCCGGGAGATATACCGTGCCAAGCGTATTGCCCGTACAGAGATGCAGATAGCACAAGGGAGAGCCGGCCATGAGAGTGCTTTGCAGGCTGAGGAAGAATATGGGTTTAAGATGGAGAAAGAATGGCTGGCTACAAGAGATGACCGGACACGGGATATACATTTAGACATGGACGGGGAAAACCAAAATTTGCGTGACAGTTACAGTAACGGGTTAATGCACCCGGGTGATCCGAGTGGGCCTCCAGGTGATGTCATTAACTGCAGATGTGTAGATGTACACGAGGTGGTCGACAATGAATAGGGGCGGTGGTAAGATGCAACGCAAAATAGTTAAACCCAAAAATTTGCAATTTAAAATCACAGAAGATGAAGATGGCACAGGATACATTGAAGGTTATGCTTCGGTGTTTGGCAACATTGACACGATGAACGAGGTGGTACAGGAGGGTGCTTTTGCTAAGACATTAGGGGAGAATTTGCAGGCCGGGAAAGTTAAGTTTGTAGACTTCCACAACAGTATGCGGTCTAGTGAGGACATATTAGGTGTGGTTGAAGAAGCTGAGGAAGATGAACACGGGCTTAAGTTTAAGGCGCGGCTTTCCAGCACTGATAGAGCGCAAAATGTGCGTACCAAAATTAAAGAAGGCATACTGGATGCTTTGAGCATAGGGTATGATGTGATACAGGATGAGGTTGAGGATAATATACGATATTTGAAAGAACTGAAATTATGGGAGATATCCGTAGTCAGTTGGGGTGCTAATCCTGAGGCTGGTGTAACCGGAGTCAAACAGGATTTCACAAAACAGCTTGAAGAAATAACCTGGCGGGCTAAGGAAGGCAGAGTGTTATCGAAGCGCAATTATCAAAAAGTTCAAGAGGCCAAGCAGGCCTTAGAGGCACTTCTGGAGTCGGCTGAGCCGGAGAATTCCACTCAGGAGGACGAGAAGTCGCCAGATAAATCTAATAATAAGTCGGGCAACCGCTTATTGGAAGAAGTTAAGCAAATGACAAATGATATAAAAAAAGAGAAGAAAATTAAAGAACTGCGAAAATTTGCCAAAACACTAAGGAGTGATTATAGTGGCAGAAGTTGACGAAATCCAAGAGTTGAAAAATGAAATTAAAGAGTTAATTGATCTGAAAAAAGAAGGGTTTACTGAGATACAGGATGAGGTAATACAAACTGGGAAAACTCTTAAGGATGTGCAGGATGATGTTGTGAAGTTAGAAGAAAAATTGGTGGAGAAAGAGGATGAGCTGGAAGAAGTCAAGGGCCAGCTGGCTCAAGAAGGCAGACTACCCAATGGTGATAAACTGGATGAGAAAGAGGATTTTGGCTTTGATTCTTTGGGTGAGTTCGTTGCTGTTGCAATGAGTAATTCGAAAAATAACCCACAGGATAAAAGGCTGAAAGATGTTGGTGAATATATGCAGAAAGAGCTGGCTACTGATCCGGCTTCCGCAGGTGGATTTGCTATTCCTGAAAGGTTTGGCGAAATGATAGACTTGTTTGAACCGCAGGGTGCTATTTTTAGGCCCCGGGCTACAGTTATACCTGCTGGAGATCCGCCCGAAGCCAAGATTAACTTCCCGGCTCTTAATCAAACTGGTGATAAAGGTGTATATGCAGGTGTAGAGGTTAGTTGGATAGAAGAAGGTGGCACCAAGCCGGAGACTGATTATGAGTACAGAGACATCTCTCTGGAGCCGCATGAAGTGGCTGCTCATATCCCGGTAACTGATAAGCTGCTGAGGAACGCTCCCGGTGTAGCTGGAACCATTAACCAGCTATTAACATGGGCGCTGCGGCAGGCTGAGGATGATGAGTTCATGACTGGCGATGGTGTTGGGAAACCTCTCGGTGTCTTGGGACATGACAGCACTATTACCGTTACTCGTGAAACCGCCGCTGAGGTAAATTATGCAGATATCGTGGACATGTATGCTAAAATAGTATTTGGTGGGGATTATGTATGGTCTGCTAATCAAACTGTACTTCCACAGCTGATGCAGATGACTGATGCAGCTGATAACCTAATCTGGCAGCCTAATGCCCGTGAAGGTTCTCCTGGCTCTGTATTGGGTGTACCCCTGCTGATGAACCAGAGACAGCCGACTCTTGATAGTGGTGATGGTGATATTGGATTATTTGATTTCCGCTATTATTATATCAAGGATGGAGTTGGCCCATTGATAGCCAGTTCGGAACATGTAGAATTCAAGAATAACAAAACACTGGTTAAGGCCTTTCTCAGCGTAGATGGTCAACCAGCCATTGATGATAAACTAGAATTGGAGGACGGCGAAAATGTAAGTCCTTTCGTTGTGCTTGCTGAAAAATAATAAGGAGTGATGTAAATGACTATTAGAGGACACGAAAATATAAGGGTTGATTACCTGACAGATGATGGTACTGAGCAGTATGATATGGATGAATACCGGGAAGCATGGGTGCTGGGATACGGTACAGATACTAATGATGATGTAGACATTAACGATGGTACCGGTGGCACTACCAAGCATACCATGACTTTGAGTGATGACGAGGTAGAAATATATGCATTACAGGCTACCGATCTGGACAATGATGAGATAGAGGTTGATACTGACCCTAATGCTCACGCAGTCATTATGCGGTTCAGAGCAAGATACCGCCCGGTAGATGTGGATAACCAACTGTTAGACTTTGAGATAGAAGGTGAATAATGATAGACAACCAACCGGCGGGTGTTAAGCCCGTCGGCCCTTCCTTTTCAAAACCGGAGGGGCCAAGACAGTATAAGTGTTTATCTTGTGGCAAGATATTAACAGCAGAGGAAATACAAGAGCATGGATGTGGTGATGACAGAGGAGAGATAGTATGAGAACAGTTGAGATTATTGAACAAGTAGAAAGCCGCATAACATCTCTGGAAGCAACCAAAGATTATCTGGAGATTGATGACACCACACAGGATGATATTTTAGGTGTGCTGATAGACGCAGCCAGCGATTATGTCAAGCATGCTACAGGGTTGGAGTTTGTGGAAACCACTTATAAAGAGGCAATAGATGGTAAAGGCAGAAAAGCGCTTACTCTGTCACAGTACCCTGTGATAAGTATTGCTTCGTTGGAGGTTAATGACCGGGTTATTGAGGAATATCACCAGTACGATTCGGGGGTTATCAAGCGTAAGTCAAACATTTTCCCGGAAGGTGACCTCAATGTAGAGATAGAGTATACAGCTGGGTATAAAGAAATTCCACAGGACTTGCAAAAAGCTGTCTGGAGCATGATTAACACTCAATTAGAGGGTAAAGGTTATGAGGGGTTAGAGAGATATTCTATCGGTGATGAGTCTATGACTTGGCGTACTGATAACTTGCCCCCTGAAACAGTGCAAACTATACAGAGTTATAAGTCGGTGATGTAAATGTATGGAGAAGTTGACACAGCAGCATTATGGAAAGTAACTACCACAACCAATGATTTGGGTGAAGAAGAAGAAGTTAAAGAAAAAGTTGACAGCTTTCCTTCACGAATATCAAGGTTGAGTGCTGAGAGGCGTTATGAATCCAGCCGTGAAACAGGAGTGGTTGAAGATAGATTATATGTAGATTATGACAAAGTGGATGCTGAAATTGAAAGAGCCGTTCACAAAATAGAGTACCCGGAAGAAAGTACTGGTAGTGAAAATGCAGATTACCCCGATGATGAAGAAAATATATTCAATATTGAATCCGTAAACAATGTAGATGATTTGGATAGGCGTTATCAGATTGACTTATTGAGGACTGATTAATATGAGTGAGGTCAGTGTAAGTTTCAATACAGATGAGGTTACAGATGAATACTCAAAGGCTGTAGAAGGTGCTGTCAAGACAGCTGCTATATTGGTGGAAGGAGCCGCCAAGCGCAATTGTCCCGTAGATACAGGACGCTTGAGGGGGAGTATCACCAACGAAGTTGTGGCTGGTAGAGACGGCATACTGGGCCGTGTGGGGAGCAATGTGGATTACTCACGCTTTGTGGAATTGGGAACTTCAAAGATGAGTCCACAACCTTATCTGAGGCCGGCACTGAGAAACAACCAGAGTAAGGTAGAGGCTATCATCCAGGGGGCGATTGAATGAATTATGCTTACAATACAATACTGGCTATTAATAGCCGTGTTAATGATAACAGCACAGAGAGTGTAGCCTTACAGGAAGCAACTAACAGTATAACTTTTGGTACTGCCTCCGAAGATGATGACTATATAACCTATCAAATAATAACCTCACAACACGAACAGACTTTTGGAAGTTATATAGAAAATTCGTTGATACAATTTGATATATTTTCTAGTAGTCAGACAACTTGTCTTGACTTAATGAGTAAATTAGAGGACGTATTTGATGACACAGACTTGTCAATAAGCGACTATGACCAGATAGAAGTTACACGCAACAATAGTAATTTTGTAGAGAGGGAGTCAGACACAGGTTTATATCATTATTATGTCGAGTATGATATTAGCGTAACTAAAAATAAGGAGTGATAACTGTGGCAACTGCAGGAAAAGGTGGTAAAGTAGAAGTAGGGGCGGACACGATAGGAGAATTAAACGACTGGACACTTGATGAAAATGTTGACCTTATGGAAGAAGCAGTATTTGGTGATGATCACCAGTCGCATACAGTTGGGCTAAAAGATACTTCTGGCTCTGCTAGTGGATACTTCGATGCTACTGATATTGATAAGATAGCACCGGGTACTGAAGCGGTTATAACATTATATATTGACGCTACTGTTAATTTTTCTGCTTCGGCTAAAATTAGCAATCGGTCAGTTAATACTAATGTTGATGGCCAAGCAGAAATAGATTTTGACTTTGAATTCCAAGAAGAGGGTACTTGGACAACCTCTTAAGGAGTTGATTAGATGGCTACTTCCGGACGGGTGGGGGCAATATATGCTCCCACTACAACTAACGGGGCGGTTAATACTACTACAACGACTGATACATTAACAACAGACGGTACAACTACAACATTTAATCTAGCAAATGATTTAATATTACAAGACAGTGAAACAGCAGATGACTTGGATATAGAATGGCAGAACGCGACTGTAGAATGGCAAAATGCTAATTACACTTGGGAAAGAGAAGATCAGAAGAAATATGCTATTAACTATATATTGGGAGTAATAGAATTTAGTGAGGCTCCCGCTTCTAGTGTCGGTAATTTTACTGTGACTTATGATTATGTAACAGAACTGGAACAGGTTGGAGGTTTCTTTGACTGGTCTTTTACTGAAGGCATTAACCTTGAAGAAAAAACAGAGTTTGGCGATGATCACATATCACACGAAGGCGTTTTGTCTGATTGGTCTGGTACTGCTGATAAGTATTGGAGTGTTGGCAGTAGGTTCCAAGATTGGTTAGGTAAAAAAGTTATAATAGGTTTTTATATCAATACTACAACAGGTGATCGCTTCGAGGGCTGGGGTAAAATAGGAAGCAAAAGCATAACCTGCCCACACGACACGCTAGTTGAAGAAAATATAGACTTTGAAGGACAGGGCTTTTTAGAGCCCAAATCTTAAGGTGGTGAAATTATGGCAACAGCAGGAAAAGTAGGAGCCGTATATGCACCTACTACAACTAATGATAATATCGACACAACCAATACCACTGATACCTTTTCAGGCGATGGTACTACCACGACATTCCAACTAACTAATGAATATATATTTGTTGACAGTGAAACAGTAACAGTTGATAATGAAGATATTGGTTACACACTTAATTACATTACAGGCGAACTGGTATTTGACACAGCACCAGCATCGGGTACAAACAATATAACAGTCAACTATGATTACACAACTATTGAGCAGGTGGCAGGTTTTTTTGACTGGACTTTTGATGAAGATGCAGGATTAGAGGAATCGCCAGAATTTCAGGATGAACACATGAGTCATGTGTCAACAATAGCAACTTGGTCTGGTAACGCCTCTAAATACTGGAGTGTTGACGATAGATTTGAAAACTGGGTAGGAGAATTAGTAGTAATGGCTTTTTATATCGATGACAGTGCAGGAACATCAATTAGATTTGAAGGTTGGGGCATAATAGGTAACAAGGATACTGACTGCCCGCACGACACATTAGTTGAGCAGACAATTGACTTTGAAGGTCAGGATTTCTTAGAATTTAGACAATAAAAAGGAGGATATATATGAACAAGATTGAGCATATCAGAGGCAAAAAGGTATCTTATGATTGGGGTAAAGATGAGAAGAAATTAACAGTAGCACCCAAAACTAATGGCGAATTAATAGACCTTATGGAAGATTTTCAGAAAGAGTGGGATGATGCTGTTGATGTGCAGGTAGAAGAAGAAACTTTTATTGATATAATAAGACAAAAGCCTGCTTATTTCCTTGATGAAATGGTAGAAGAAGAATTCAGCCAAGATGATTTTTTGAATGGATACCCTAATGATATATACAACTTATTTCAGGTGTTCAAAGAGGTAAATTTTACCTTCCTGAGTCGCTTGAAAATGGGGGGATCGAAGGTACTGGAGATGCTAGCGCCGAAGTCCTAGAACCGCATGAGGACATAGTAGAGGTTATAGAGTTTTTGTCCAGCCAGCATGCTCAGTTTACTGCTGAATACTGCCTTAATGTTATGAGCCGTCCTCAGCTTTTGATATGGTATGAGAAGGCTATTAAAAGGAAGTATAACGAGCAGATATCTGTTGCTCAAGTTCAGTGGTCGCAGACATCTAATTTGCTGGCTGCCTCCTATAACACAGCGATGGGCAATAAGAAACGCCATAAGCCTCAAGACTTTATGCCGGAATTCGAGCAATTTGATGAGGTTCACACGGAAAAAGAAACCAAAATAGCCAAAGCAAAGAAGTTAGGTTTGAAGGTACCAGAGAAAAGACAGATGAAGGCAGGTGATTAAATGCCTACTCTTGGTGAAGCAGTAGTTAATATAACTGCTAAAGATAAAGATCTCCAACAAGGCTTGCGTGATGCTGAGCGTCAAACTGAGCGGTTTTCTAAGAAAGCTAAACGCAGTTTAGATAAGGTAGATCAGGGCCTCACTAATATAGGGAACTCTGCAAAAAGAATAGCTAAAATAGGTGGCATATCTTTTGGTGCATTAACTGCTGCTATAACTACCAGCCTAAAAGCAACAACTGACCACGAAAACGCTATGGTAAAACTTAACTCTGCAATAGCGGGTACGGGGAAAGCAATAGATGCGGCAGGGCTTGAAGAACACGCTGAACACTTGCAGGATATATCTATGTTCTCTAATGAGGCCAATATAGAAGCAATGGCCATGCTTACTACTTTTCAGTTGACAGAAAAAGAGATAAGAAACTTAATTCCACGAGTGCAAAATATAGCATCCATGTATGGTATGGATTTGGTTCAAGCCGCCCAACAGGTAGGGCGTGCATTGACAATGGGTGCTGGTGCGTTGAGTAGATATGGCATAACAATGAGCGAAGCAGAAAACGAAGCCTTTAATATGGCTGACCAGCAAGAAAAAGTTAATCTGCTTATGGAGATATTTGACAAGAACACAGGCCCAGCAGCGGCAAGAATGGCCAACACTTTATCTGGTCGCTGGCGGCAGATGATTAATGTTTTAGACGATTTACGTAAAGAGTTTGGCCGGCTGTTTACTGATGATGCTAAGAATGCGCTAGAAACTATACAAGCAATTCTCCGTACTGTTATTGATAGAGTGACCGGACTTGACGATGAAACTAAAGAGGCTGTTAAGCGTTGGATATTATTAGCAGGAGCCTTTACGGGTGCTGTTACAGCAGGTGCATTATTGGTAGTAGCACTAACATTAATAGGCAAAACAATAGTTTATACAATAGGTTTATTGAGTTTATTTACTTCCCCAATATTTTTGATTATAGCAGCACTCGGGTTGTTGGCAGCAGCGTGGAAAGAAAATTGGGGCGGCATACAAGATATAACCGAAAAAACTTATGATGAGCATATTAAGCCAACAGTAAATGATATAATAGACAAACTAGGAGAGTTTACCGACTGGTTTAAGGAGACAGATGCCTATGAAATAATAACTAACTGGTGGCAGGAAGTACAGGATGTATGGCAAGATGAGGACTTAACACTTGGCGCAAAAACAATTAGAATAGCAGGATTAACTGTACAAGCCCTTACAGAGACTGGCAGAGGCACAGTAGAAGGTGTTAGTAGACTAAGAGACACAGTACAGGGTCTAACAACAGCTCTTGACCAGATGACATTTGAAGAAGGTGAGGGCTGGGGTGATACTTGGGAGCGCTTGAAAGACCTTATACCTGAGGATATGAAAGACCTGGTAAGCGAGATATTTGAGTTAGGTGTTGTCCTTTCTGAATTACTACAGGAAGGTTTCTTGTTAGGGCTAGACTTAGTTGACTTGCTACTTTCAGCAATAAATGCAGCTGTCCGTGGTGTATGGAATCACTACAAACAAAAAGGTATAGAGTTAGGTCAAGCTATTGAGGCGGGTATAAGAGAATGGTTACCGGAAAGTGTAGGAGATTTTATTTTTGGTGAAGAATTACTTTTTGGCGAGCCAGATGAAGCTCATGGAGAGTCTGATTTTGAATTAACTGAGCAAGAGAAAAAAGATATAGCATTTATGGTCAGACATGAAGCAGGCACTCAATCATTATCAGGGCAAGTTGCTGTTGCAGAAGTTATTCTGAACAGGCTACAACATCCAGATTTTCCTGATACAGTAAAAGGTGTTTTATCAGCAGAGAAACAATTTGAACCATTTGCAAGGCTTTTTGATGATAATTGGGAGGCCTGGGAGAGAGCAAGAGATGAGGCAGAAAATTTAAGTGAACAAATGGCAGCAGTAGAAGAAGCACTGCATACCAATCTTACAAGTGGGGCTTTGTATTTTCTGAATAAAGATATTGTGCAAGAAAGAATAGAGAGAGGCATGGCCTCTACACATCCATTAGCACCCGGCGGAACCGGCACTGAAACCATAACAATAGAAGATCATACTTTTGGTTATCAAGCAGGAGGCATGACTAATGGTAATCGGTCAAGTGTAGCTGGAGTAGTACATGGCGGTGAATGGGTAATGCCAGCGTGGATGGTGCAGAGCTTCCCGGGATTAGCTGCTATGTTAGAAGGTATGCGACAGGGCAAAGGTTATAAAGATGGTGGACAAGTACCCGGCCTTGCAGGGGCGCAAGATGCTTTAGAGGAAGCCGAATTAGAAGCAGGTACTTTTGGTGCCATACGCACTGTGCTAGGTAACATTTTAGAAGGCATGTTAGATGTTGCTAGAGAACAATTTGAGGACAACGAAATGTATCAAGCGATTGAAAGATTTGTTGAAGATGTACAAACACAGTTAGATGATATACAGGGAGAAGAAGATATAGAGGAAGCCGGGGATGGCGAGGAAACAGCTGAACGATTTGAAAATTTAAGGCGGGCAGCCACCACGCTTAAAGATACCTTCCTGCGGCAAAACTCAGTAGCACAAGGCTTGGCCACTATGTTGAGTGGTAATTTACTTGGAGGATTTTTGCAGATAATACAGGAGTCTGCTGTGTTTGGTAGTTTAATGCAAACACTTAATCCTCTATTCCAGCAGTTGGCTAATATTTTTGGTATAGTATTGTTGCCTGTACTCAAGATACTAACTCCTCTTTTTGAGGCGGTAGCCAATGTATTAGAGTGGGTAGCAGAAACATTAATAAAAATATGGAACGGTATTGTTGATGCATTAGATGTAATAATATTTTGGAAAAGCCTTCAGCATTGGAAAGCCAGCCTTGATGATTTAACTGAAACAACTGATGAGCTTGCTGATTCTACCAGAGAAGCTGTTACTGAGATGCGCAATGTGCCGCATGGTTTAAAAATAGCTGAAATGGCATTTATGGCGGCAGAGCCTAAAGAACCAACGGCAGCAGATAAACTTAGAGAAGTTTGGGATCGTGATAAGATTTTTAGGGAAGGCACTAC